GACTTTGCGGTAAGATTTTCTCACACTTTCTGTTGATTTTTCATTAAATATTTGATAACTTTCATTAGAAAATCCAATCATCCCTGCGTCCATATAAAATAAATTTTCATATCCTCTCCCAGCCAATTTGATAATTAGTTCTCTACTAGCAGTGCATTTCTCACTAGCACAATAAACCACCAAAGGTGTCCCTTTCTTCAATTCTGACGGAATTCTGATACTTTTTGATTTATAATCCAATACAACATGTTTCAAATCTTTGTATTTATCAATATCAGCAAGAGAAGGGTATTTTTTTCCCAAAGCATAAACCATATAGAAATCTCCCTTTTTCCAATTCCTTTTGACATACTCAGGTGTGACATAGACTCCACCACTTTTCAATTTTTTGGTTTCCATAATATCAGAATGTGAAGGAATGGCTAGAATGGTATGGAATGATTCTTTTTCCCATTCTCTGTTATCTCCTTCTACTACAAAATGAATATGTTTAGCCCAAATAGTTCCTCCTTCTTTATAGCATTGTGGAGAAGCGATTTTCATAACAATATCTCCATTTTTTTCCACTCGAGTACAACCATGATTCTTAAAAATTTTACCTTTACCTCTGTTATAGGCTTCTTTGGCGGAAACAATTTTATGGGCTTCCCCTAGTTTTTTGGGTCTGGCAGCCCAAAACAAAACTTTTCTCCCAGATTTAAATTTATCTTGTTTCAATCTTAATTCAATATCTGCATTATCAGGGTGATGAAGCCTGCATGTTTTTGCTGATTCTTTGATTGGGACCGGTTCCAAACATTCTCTTTTAATCCAAGTCGCTTCGCTTGGATCACATCCAACACTAAAAACTATCATATTATCTCTACATGTGTGACACAATTTCATCTTTTATATTCTTTTTTCTTTCTTTTTCTCTTTTCTTTTTTTCTTTCTTCTCTCTCTCTATCTAATAAAAAAAAGAGAAGATATAATGAGAAATATATAAAAATGGTGCATAAATGGCAATTAGCAGTTTCTTGTGGTATTCTGACAGCTGTCTGGACTAATCTTTACGTTAATTTTACTCGGTTACAAATAGCAAAAGATAAAAAGGAGAATAAATAAAAGATGAGTGATGATTCTAAACAAGGTACCAGAAAGAAAATTAAGAAAATTTTATCCATCTTTTCTAACAGAGAATCTAACCTAACCAACCTGCTAATGAGATTTATTTTATTAGTTATTGTGATTATTTTAGTTTTAGTAGCATTAGATATCTATCTTTACAATTATCAACCCATTGTTTTATCAAAATTTCAATATTCTTACTATAAAAACGATGTTAATTTACCGCCCGGAATATCTGATTCTGGTGGAACAGGAAAAAACTATTTATTAGCAGAACAGTTGGCAAAATGTCCAGCAGGTTTTTGTGCTCTCAGTAAAGAAACTGGATTAAAAAGATGTCCTGACGGTAATTATCAGTTAGTTTATAATTCTTTGGAAGAAGTTTGTAGCCGACCAGATTTTTGTGATTTTGAAGACCTTCCATATGCAGTTAGAAGTGACGGGACTACTTCTTTAAGTGGAAAATGCGATACCGGAGTTCCTTGTAGATGTACAAATCAAAAAAGTTGTGATACAGGTATAGTTTCACCATTTGAAACAGTTTTTGGTTCTAATTTTGATCCATCTCAAAATAACTTTACTATCACTCAAATCCCAGAAACAAATATTCAATTTGGATATACTTCTATTACTTTGACTCGGTCAAACACACAAGTATGTCAATTGAATCCCGGATTTACAGATAAAGTAACAAATGGTTGTGATTTTACTAATTCTATTAGGGACAAATTAGATTGTCAAAATATTTCTAGTCAAGTTCCTATTAGTATCACTCCGGGTGTTTCTAGTAATGCAGCAGAATTAACACAAGCTATTTCTATAGGTCAAACTAGTTTTATTAGTAGAAAAGAACAGACAGATGGAACTGTTTATATCTTAGATACCTTACCAAACGACGGAGGATATTTGGAATTTTCTAATTCTGATAGAAGTAAAACAGAATTAATATTTTACAATAAAAAAAATAATTCAAGTAAATCGATAATCACAGTTTCAGGTGTAACACATCTAGAAAGTACGCCGGAAACAACACCTTACGGAACTTTAGGATTTGGTCTTTCATGGGCGAAAGGAGACACTACTATAATAAAGGCATTCGAGATTGAAACTAAATTTTGCCAATCAGCTACCGATGGACCTAATTTTAAAAATATGTTAATATGTACACAAAATGATAGACAACCATGTCTCCAAGGTACTTTGGCTTACAATTTTGATAAATTAAATAGTAATAACACAACTACTAATCAAGTTTTGACTAGCGATGCTTTTAGTAGAAATTTTTGTCAGCAAAGAAGTAATACCCAAGATCCTCAACTCCGAAGTAATTATTTACAAGATCCAGCCTTTTACACAGTTGGTTGTTATCTTGGAGACGGTTGTAATAATTTGAAATTAGATTTAAACGGAGAGATTGGTTTAAAAGCAGCTGCTGGAAAATATTATCCGGATGTAGATGTTGGGGGTATCAATGGACAATGGAATATTTTAAACATAGGATATCCTGTATACAAACCTTCAAACGACCAAACAGATTTACTAATTTATAATTCTGTTCAGCCCGGAGATTTTTGGTCAATTAAATCAGAAGGAGAAACATTAATAACCAATAAAATAAGCACATCAGGGACAAGTACTTTAAATTTATATTCTTTATTATCTCTCAATAATTATATTGGAATTGACAATATTAATGAAAATATTAGACCTCTAATAAATTTAAGTGTCGGGACTTCACCCCAATTATCTTTTTCAGTAGTTAATTGTAATTTTAACAAAGGCCAATTTTCAGTTAATGTTACTCCAACCCTCCCTTATGATATTCCTACAAATATAGATGTAAAAGTGAATCCTCTTCCTTTTGATAATCAAGGTGAATTTAAATATTTTGGGATAATCACACAGCATTATGATACTGTTAGTAATCAACCTTTTTATTATTTTAGTGACATCAATGGTAATATACCTTCTATTACAATTCAAGAAGATATTTTTAATATTGTTATTTTCAAACAGTTTTCTTTTTCTGGTGGTAATTATAATACTATTAGTTTTAGTAATGAAAACAATCCTGTTAAAAGAAGAGTTTATTCGGGGTCGCGGAATACCCCAATTTTTGCTAAACCTTCTTTTGGAGTTCAAGGAGTCTCTGCTATTATACCGCCTCAAAATATTTCAAATGTATTTTTAAATCAAGCCGACATTAACTTTAACCCATCCTTGGTTTCTCCCATTTCTTCTTTTCAAGGAGTTCAAGAACCTTTCAAAACTTCTTTAAGTATGTATTATCCTGTTTGGAACCCAATTACTTTTCAACAAGAATGTGTCAGATGCAAACCTAATTTAACATCTTATCTAGAACTTGGGACAAATGAAAATATTGAAAGAGTTATTATTCAATATTCTGGGAAAGATTTTACTAATTACGAATACAGTGTTCAATCAGATGGATATGTTTTCACTAGTACTTCTAAATTGGATAGAAAAAGATTCAATACTACTAAAGTTTTTCATCTGACAGAACCAAATCCAAATTTACAAGTCGGGGATATGATTATGAGTTTGAATCTTCAATTTCCTGTTTCTATTATTTCTACAAGTGGAACTAGTGCAGGTTATAAAAACGGTTTAGGGACTAGTGTCAGAATAATACCACAAATAACATATAATGATAATAATGTTTTATCACCAACTAGAAATATTTATGGGATAGAAGAAAGTCAGAATGATAATTATTTAATACCAAAAAATATTACCGATGGACTAGGTAACCAAGATTTAATTGTTAAGGAAAACGGAAATTTAAATATTGAAATATCTCCTAACGGAGAAAGATTTTTTATCAAAGATTTAAAAACTAGTAAACCAGATGGGTATTGTTTTGGAAAAATTTATCGAACTAGCAAAGCTTCTCCTGATTTACCTAACATAGTAAAAAATGATTTTGGGTTTTATTTGTTTCCAAATATTGGTATAACTAATATTTCGGATGATGGTAAAACAATAACAACAAATTCTTCATTAGCAACCGATTTAGTCATAGATTCTACTCTGGATTATTCTGAATATTTACAGTTTTGTAGGGTTGGAAAAAATTTAGAAATAAATTTGGTTCAAGATTTAGGGGTTCCTTTATCAGTAACAGGGACAGGAGAATCGTTAAAAATAGATAAAATTTCAGATGGTAGAATCACAAACATTAGTGTTCTAGACGGAGGTTCCAATTTTCTTCAAAATACTATACCTATTGTTACTCTCAATAATTATGATTATTATATCACCTAATTTTTTTCTATATTACTATATATAGAAAAGAAAAGAGAGAAAGAAAAAGAAAAGAGAGAAAGAAAAAGAAAAGAGAAAAAGAAAAAGAAAAGAGAGAAAGAAAAAGAAAAGAGAAAGATAAAATGATAATTGGTTATCTTTTTACTATATTAGCATATATAATGATTGCGGCATTTTTAGTTTTTAACATATTGGCCCAAAGAAAATACGAGAAAAGTAAAACTGTCTTTATCAATAATCCTTCTCCGGTTTGTGTTTTTGGACAAAATGTACCCACTATTAATACCGACAGTCTTAATCAATGTAAAAATAAATCTGGAAATACAATAGACGGATTTTTTGTTTATACTAATGAAGGTAATGGTTTTGTTGTTTCGAAAAAAAACCAAGTTTTTTATTCTAAGATATGTAATAATTATTGTCCTCAAAAATTAACAAATGGAAATTGTGGTAAACAAACACAAAAATATACTAATTGTTTGAATTTACTAGAACCACCGACTGGGTGTAAAAATCCATCACAAGCTTTATTTATTGATGAAAACGGAAATCCTTATTTTGCTGCGGATATATATCCTTCAAAAAATTTAAATTGTGTATCTTCTTAATCCTTATCTAACCTAACGATTAACGTCTTTTCTTTGATGACAATTGGAAGAGAGAGAGAACGAATTTTACTCATATTTCCTTCTAATCTATCAAAATTTTCTTTAAATTTTTTGTAATCTAGAATATCTATTGTTTCTGTTACTTCATTATTCAAAGTAGTAATAAAATTAGTTATTTCTATATTTCTTGGAAATTTATCAATAGTATAATTTACTGCTTTCATTGTATCAATAATAGTTTGGAAATCTGTAAATTCTCCTCCCCCAACAATAAAAATCATATCAATGTTCTTAGGAATTAACGTATCGACTAAAATAAAATCAGTTAATACTAAACAAGGGCCTCTCTCTGGAATACTCTGTATTTTTATTCTTTTAGAATCAAAATTTTCTGTACTATTAATAACAACAGGTTTGATTGGTTTCTTCTTTAACAAAGAATACATGTAACTAAAAGATTCTAAACCATATGGTCCCGGAATCATTTTTACTAAAATTCTAGATTCAGAATTAGCTAAAATTTTTGTTAACACCGACCTAAATTTTGGAGACCTCTTCAAACATTCATTAAGAGTTACTCCCGGATTTGCCAAACTTTGAATTCCTTGCAAATTAACATTTAATATTTTTCTACCAATATTAATAACTCCTTCTTGGTCAGACATATTAGAATATATTTCTTTCAAACCAATATCGGGTTTAATATAATATTTAGCTAGTTCATTTTTGTAATAAAAAGTATGTTCTTCTTCTGTAATAACTGAAATATCTTTATATTGTGGTAAGTTTATTTTAAATTCAGCAAACTCTGGATATAAATAACTCATATCATTAGAAATATTTTCTACTACTACTAAATCGCTTCGAGTAATCAAACCATCAATTAAAATTAAAAAGTAATTTTTAGGAACTCCTTTTAATACATCTGCTGCAAAAATATTAAAAGTTTTGATATCTCTGATAATCATAAGGGCTCCTTCAATTCCAGAATTAATTTCCAGTAATTGGTCAAAAGATTTGTAATCTTCTGTGTTTTCTTGGTCTTCCCAACCAAAGATAAAAATTCTAGAAAATCTACCTTGGTCTTCAGAAGACAAATATCTATAAAAAATAGTTTCTAAATCTAATTTTCTGACAGAAAGTGGTGTAGCTACAACACAAATTCTAACTTGTCTGATAAAATCAGAAAATTTTTGTGTTTCCACAACCAGTTCACCTGTTTGATTTAATTTCTTGTCAATTTTATCTTGTTTTTCTGCCGGCTCCTCTTGAGATTCTTTAATTTTCTTAAATTCTTTTCCTATTTCATAAGTTTTTTCTGTCACCATTTTTCTATCTTTGTCAGGAATAATATCTTCTTTTTCTTTCTTTAATTTCAACTCTTTTAAATCATCGTAATCAACATCCAATTTAGGTAACTGGATAGACTCTCCTGACTCTTTCAATAAGACTTCGTCTACATCTTTTTCTTTCTCAGGAAGCTCAAAAGTAGATAAAATTTTTTGAATGATATCATCTCTTTTATTCTCATCTAACCCCAATCTCTCCAAATTATCTTCTGTTTCTAAAATAACTTTTTCAGGGTCTTCATTAGCTGCTATTCTATTAACAGCGTCGTCAAAAGCCTGTTGAATTTTTAAACCAGAAACTGTTATATTTTTGTCATCTTTAGGAAGTTTAGCAAACACATCTCCAGAATCTTCTCTAATTTTCTTAATGATATCCTCTTGATTTAATCCAAGTGGAGCTCCCTTGGCACTGACATCTCTTTTAATTTCTTCCAAACTTTTACCTGACAGTAAGTCTCTGGTACCATCTTCTATCAATTCTTTTCTTGTTCTTTCTCTTCTACCTCCAATAGGTTGATTTCCAGACATTTTATATTAAATTTATTTAATATAAAGCAAATTATCTTTTCACTCATTTGTTATTTCTTTTTCTTTAGTTCTGAGACGAATATCCAAACCAACACCATTCATTAAATGTATCAGTAATTTGAAAACATAAGGTATGGTTAAAACACCTGGAGTTGATTTTTCACATAGTGTACAATTTTTATCATTTATAATAATACCGCAATTTTGACAAATAACTAATTTAAATTCATCAGAAACTTTCATTAATCTTTCAACAATTACACCAGAAGCACCATGGGCTACAAAAGCGTCTTTTTCCATCTCACCGATTTTTTGACCTCCTCTTTGAGCTCGACCTCCTTTCGGCTGATGGGTGTAGAGAGATTTAACACCACTAGAACGCATTTGAATTTTGTCCAAAACTTGATGACGAAGAACTTGTTCATAAATAGGAACAAAACAAACTTTATTCTTTAATTTTTCCCCATTAGGAAATTCAAATTCTTCATAACCATAAGGATCCATACCGTTTTCTTCCAAAATTTTACTAGCCTTGTCAGTGTCTACTAATCTGAAACCTGAAACATCAACTCGGGTTCCGCTGTAAACAGCTGCTTTGGTCATCAAACCTTCAATCAAAAGACCGACTGTTTGACGAGAAGGAAAACCAAGAGGGTTGAAAATAATATCGGGAGAAATTCCTTTATTAATTCCAGAAGAAACTCTAATCATATTTTCTCTTTTTTCTACTCTTCCGATAGTACCTTTTTGAGCATAACGAATTGCTAGTTTATCTCCTGCTTGGTATTTTCTATGTTTTCGAAGTTTAATTTTAATATAAGTATTACTTCTGTCTTTTTCTTTAGTAAAAATAATCCTGTCAACATAACCTTCTTCACCAAGACCACACATCAAAGAATTATTTCTGATAGTTCCATCTTTAGAATTTTTGACAACTTTTCCAATCAAACAATCTCCTTCTCTAACATAAGTGTCTAGTTTTGGAAGACCATTTTCCAAAATATGGTCATATTTTTCAGGAGATTCGTTTTTCTTTGGAGGTGGTTTTTCGAAATATTCTCTTTCCCCTAAAGGAAAGGAAGGTTGAATGTAATGAACCATAATATATTTAAAATAATTCAAGTTTCCGGAATTAACAAAATCTTCCGATAAAATAACAGAATCTTCTTGATTATCAGGGTCTGTTAAAAAAGCCACCATAGCAGTTTGTCCTGCTGGCATGATGTCCATTTTTGGAAGAAAATATCCATCTGTCTCACAGATACATCTTGTGGCCCGATACAGTCTTTTAAATCCTTCTTTTCTACCATAAAATTTATCATGGTAGTTAATATTGAAATAACCGAGAGCTTGTTTAGCCATAGAAGCTTGAAAAGTATTACGAGCACCCATCTGTTTATTAGCCATCGGACAAATTAAACCGGGAACTCCGAAAAGTTGATTTGGGTCGATATTACAATGTGTGTATTTTTTCAAATATTTCATTCTTTGTTTTTCTTCTCCATCTTCCATAGCATCTATTTCCTCTCGTGTTTGATAAAAATTTTCTACACTGAAAGAAATTAAAGTTGTTTCATCATCTGATTCTTTAGCGCTCAAAAACTCAATTGCTCCTGTTTTGAGAAGTTCAGAATAACTTAAATTCCAACCATCTATTTCTTCAATAACGAGTTCGTTAGTTTCTGGATTAACCACAAAGTAAGGAGAAGTAGCTCTAGAAGAATCAGTGTAAATGTGAAGAGTATTCATAATCCCGTCATAATATATTTCAACATCCATAGGTATTTCTCCCGTTCTTTTAGCTTTCAATAACTTATCTCTTGATTCTATATTACAATAAACTATTTGAATTCTTCTTTCTGGAAAACTAACAAATTTACCATTTACCATTAAAATAGTGTCGCATATTTTTCCATTGACCTTTTGATTCATGTTTCCAATATCTTCTTTGATGTGACGAATTGGAATATTTTCATTTGTATCCAGAGAAATACGACATGTAGCAGAAAAATATTTAATCAGAGAAATACGGACACTTTCTGGAGTTTCTGATAAACAATGTTTGTCTCTTTGAGAAGGTTGAATTTCTCTGACTTCAATTTTCTTATCTCTTTGTGATATCGGGTTATTATTTTTAGCTGAGATAGACCATAAATTTAAAGGAGTGTCTCTTTTAGTTGATTCAGAGACGTTTTCTTTTTGTTTTCCATAAGTTTTAGTACCCCAAGAAGTTCCATTGAAAGAACCAGTAAAATCTCTTTTTAAATGAGCTTGGGACCGAGCTTTCAAAATTTTACCAAAAGAAGAATAATCAGGAGTAGTTGAAAATTTTTCAATATCTCTTCGACATAACATCATCAAAGAATTTAAAATGCTTCCGAGTAAAATCTTAATTAAAGTTCCAGCAGTGTCAAATCTTTTATTGACCCATGAATCTCTAGAATCTTTGTTAATAATATTAAGAATAGTTAATACAAATTTAATCATCATATGACCTAACATATTTAGTTTTATTTCTGTTTCTTGAATTTCGTTTTCTGCTTCTACATTTGGAAACAAATTTTCTAACATCCCTACACGGAATTCTTCCATTAATTCGTCTCTTTTCTCGTAAGTGTATTTTCTGTTTCTTTTGCGACATAAATATTTAACAGGGTCTTCAATATTTTTCATTTTGATGATTGAACTATTGATAACATTAAGACAACGTCTTCGAAATTTATCTGGAATAAATTTCATTACGTATTTTTCCATCGCTTCTTCTGGTTCCAAATCTTCCAAAACTTTAAAAATCATGAAAACAGGAATATTTTTAGAAACATTGAATTGATTTTGTTTTTCACCTGTATCGTTAACTTTTAAAGTAGCCCATTTCTTTCCAAGTTTCATCTTAAAAATTTTAGAACCATTTTTTCCGTTTTTACAAGAAGTATAATCTAAGATTAGTTTTCCGTCACGGTCAACATAAACTAAAGGTTTGGCCATTCTTTTTTTGTCTTGTGTAACAACAGAACGTTCACTATTCAAGTGAAAGTAACCATATGGGTCAGTGATACATTCTTTCAAAGCAACTAGTTCTTCTTCTGTTTTTTCATAAAGATTGCAAAGTTTACTTCCAAGCATGACAGGAAGATAACCAAATTCAGGAATTTCTGTTTTGATTTCTTCTCCGTTCTTTTTTATCACCAAACATTCAATAGAAATTCTTCCCTGATAAGGAAGATTGTTATCACGACAATATTGAGGGTAAAGAATTTCTTCTTTTCCATTGACCATAATAACTGGTTTGTAGATTTTAGGATTTTTGAAAATAATTTGAGTTCCATCGACAGCAGTAAAACTTTGTTTAATAATTTGGTTGGCAAAGATATTATCATACCAATCGTTGAAACTACTGAGTAATGGTCCAGAACCTGAAAGATTTTTAGCAAACTCTCTGAAAACACGACTAGCTTTTGTCCTTGGATATTCGTCCAAAGTTTTTAACAAGCCATAGTTTTCTGTGTAATGCTCTAAGAAGGTTCCTTGATAACTCATTTTTTAATGTAAATAAAGATTTTAAGATTCATTTTTATTTTTGGTCTCATCCATATTAGATTGAAAGTTAAATATAATATGTAATTAGATTGAAAGTTGATAGATATCAAGAGATTTGTGAGCACTAGTGAAAGAGTAAATACAATCACCGTGTGTAACTGTATCATCGTCTTTGTTATAATAAACTGTTGTTCTGACATCATCTTTTTCTGATACAATTCTCTCTGCTTTTTCTGTTGGAATCAAATCTATCAAATCAGCTAAAGTGTTAAAAATCTTATTATCAATATCTTTGTCTTCAAAGAGAGGAGCGGTTACTCCAATCTCTGACGGCTTTGCTTCTCCGCGGAAAATTTTTTGAAGAACCGATGTTAATTCTCTCTGAGAGTCTAGTTTGAAAATCCAACCAGAACCAACAGATAAACGAGGATTGAATCTACCTCCAATTTCTTTAAAATATTTAGCAAATCTTTTTCCAAAGACCTCATCAGAAACCATTGCTACGCTTTTAGCCGAATAGTGATAGAGTTTAACTTGATGAATCGCTTCATCAACTTTAAAATCTTTTTCCCAATACGGTTTTAATTCGTCTTTAGTTTCAGTCATTTTATTTGTTTTCTCATTATATATTTTCTCACTTTTGATTATGGGTATCAAAAATGAAAATAAAATTAATAGGTGGTAAAATAAAGATGGAGAGAGACTCAGCTGTTTTATTTGTCTTGAATTCTAACAATACTAGTGTTCCACCTGGATTGTTAACACCAAAGATATTAATGAGTCTTAATAAGTGTGGAGGGTGTCATAGAATGTCAGAAACCTTTGTAACGATAGATTACGAATCGTTTAATTTGTGTAGAGAATGCTCAAAAAAGATTTGTGTGAAGTGTCCTAATAGAAAATCTAACTCATTAGATAAACTAAATCATATCTGCAATGATTGCAAATATTAATATTATTTATAATTAATATTATAAATAATCTATCTCTTTCTATTCTCTTTCTATTCTCTTTCTATTCTCTTTCTATTCTCTTTCTATTCTCTTTCTATTCTCTTTCTATTCTCTTTCTATTCTCTTTTTCTATCTCTTTCTGTATTTGATAAGAAAGAGATAGAAAAAGAGATTCTAGGTTATTATTAGAATTAACCATTCCGATAATATTTTTTTTTAAATTTTCAGGTATTTGACATTTCCATATTTTGGAAAATTCTAAATAATTAGAATCATAGTTTTTGGGTGATGTCAGTATCTGATTCTTATTCAGATTATCAAAGAATTCCATTGCTAATTCGTTTGTATTTTTTATGACAGGTTCCATTTTCTCATCTCCGTTTATTATGGTTATAACCTAAATTTCATTTTCTTTCTATCTTCTGTATTTTTAACTTTAGTACGCTCTCCGAGAAAAGTATGGTACCTTTCAGAGAGTTGGTATTCTTTTGGTTTTTGGTCTTTTAAAACACGTAATCTAACCATCATAATCATGGCTACTTGTTTGATTCTTCGATGCGGGTATTTATCTTCTTTATATAATTTTTCTAGTTTTCTAATAGTAGATTTAACATCAGATAATGTTTTATATTTCATTGGAATAGTATCGTTTGGATTTTTATCAATATATACATCAAAAGATTTTTTTGGATTTTCTTTATTAAAAAGAAATTCTTTCTTCCTTGGTGAGTTTTTTCTCTTTGGAGAAGATACATTATTACTTCTTTCTCCTTTTTTGGATTTACTTTTTAAATTTTTACAGAACTGTTTCATAGTAAAACCCTTAGGATTATCACACTTTTTAGCTCTTTCTCTTCTTTCTTTTGGTGACCACTTTCCCATTTTTATTATAATAAATTTCAATCATATTTCATATTATAATAAATTTCAATCATATTTCATATTATAATAAATTTCAATCATGTTTTTGTAATATAATATTGGTTCCATTTCTTTTATTTTTTGTAAAAGTTTGGTATCAGTAGATTTAGCTTTATCATCGAATTCTCTTAATCTAAGATGATAATCAAAGTATTTATCTTTTTCAAAGTTTTTGATTTCTTCTTCATTTAATTTACCTCCTTGATATTTGAAGGTCTCTTTAGAAGCATCTGACATATTTTGATAGTAATCTTTTCTCATTGTAATCAAATATCTTTTTGTTACAATATGATTCCTAACTAATTGACATGTTAAATCCGGAAAATTTAATTCTTCTAAAAATAAAGCACCTATTTCTTCGTGATTTTTAACACCAACACAACCCATAGTTTCTAACTGAATATTCTCAAAAAACATCAAATGACCGACATCGTGCAAAAAAGCTCCAAGAACTAATTCAATTTTTATTTTTTCATCAAGACATTGATAATATTCTTCTGACAATAAAGCTGCTTGAACTGCATGTTCAAGCTGACTCACTTCTTCACCTATATATCCTTTGTTTCCATATTTTTCATATAAATCTATAACCTTCTTCATATTTTCCATTTTATTATCCTTGTTCTTATTTTCATATAAATCTATAACCTTCTTCATATTTTCCATTTTATTATCCTTGTTCTTATTTTCATATAAATCTATACAATGATAGCGATAGATACAATGATAGCAAGAATACCAATACATATACCGGTAAATAGTTCGATGCTCAAACTTTCATTTTTGTTTGGAAAAATATCTAACTCTCTTTTAAAATTAAATTTTCCATATACAGCACAAATTAAACTAAAGCTGTAAAAGAAGAAAATAACAGAGCCAAAGTTTACTATAATTCTAGCCAATGTTGTCAATGTTTCATCAATAGAAGTCTTAGCTTTGAATAAAACATACCATATAGCTATCACTGCTAAAACACAAAAAATAACTTCTGTAGCTTTCAAAACATTTTCCTCTGATTTATCCAAATTTCTTATTTTCTTTTCTCCATCCAACCATAAGGTTAACCCACCCACAAAGGTAATAAAAAGTATTAAAAATGTAGCAAAAAGTCTTTCTTTTAATGTTCCGCCAAAACAAATTCCTAGAATCAATAAGAAGAAAGAAATGAAACCAACCCCTGCGTAAAAAGACCTCTCTACGGTGTCTACCAAACCAGCGTCTTTTTTAATTTTAAATTTACTGTTAGGATCTTTTTCTGTTTGGTTTGCTCTGTAAAGTAAGTAAGTGTAGTAAATAGAAAGAATGAAACAAGCCATTATAATAATCTTGAACCGAAACCATTCAACTAGATTGAGAACCGTATTAAGTGTAACACTAATAGAATCATCAACAGATTTGAAATATGAAAGTATTAGTCCGATAGTTCCTAAAATTCCAGCAAAGAAAAGACCAGTGGAAAGCGGGAACAGTAATTTTAATGCTTTGTCTTCACCATACTCAGAACCAAACGTCAGATATGTCATCATACTTCCCATAATCCAAAAAAGAGTCAATGAAATGAATAAATATCCTTTCTTTAAATCGTTATCCACCTTTCCATTTCCTTTTTCAAAAAGTTCATAATATATAGCAAAGAAAATAAAAAGAAAAGTAACAGCGGTTGCTATAGAAACAGTCAGACTTTCCGTTTTAGTTAAATCTTTTAATTTTCCTTCTGAATTAAGGAATGAGAAAAATAAACCTACGAAAATAGCTCCTGTTAGTAAAACAAGAGAAGCTAATTTTTCAGCATAATCTTTATCTTTCCCAAAACTAAAAGATAGAAGACCAATAAAAATAGCAAAATATATGATACCGGTATATAAATTTGCTTTAATTATATTTTTAACGTTGAGACTTTGATTTTTATAAGTCGGGTCATCAGAAGCGTAAAAAGCTGTTAAAGTAAAAATAAAAACAGTAACTGCACAAAAAAGAACAAAAACGGCTGTTGTTTCTGAACTTCCGATTCTATGAAATCTCTCCCAAAATGTTTCGTTTTCTTTATCATATTTATCTTTTTTGTGGGTTGTTTTAATATGATGTTCTTCTTCGGATAAATGTTGAATATGTCTATTAATTACTTTTAATTTTTTTTCTTTATCTGATTCTTTGCTCACTCTAATATTTTTTCTTTCTTCACATAGTTTTTCTAATTTCTTATTTATCTTATTTACTCTGTCTGCGATGACTTCTTGTCTTTTGCGTTCGCTCTTCTTTCTCTCTTCTTCGCTCTTCTTTCTCTCTTTTTCGCTCTTTCCTTTCTCTTTTGATTTAACTAGATGATATTTTCTTAAATTTTCGTATACATTTATTCTATCTTCAGTTTCTTTTGATTCACCTTTCGATTTATCTTCATCTCGACTTAAAGTATTTTGACTTACAGTATCTTCCAATTTTCTTAAAGTATCTCTCGATTTTTTTAAAGTATCTTTGGCACTTTTAAACATCTGAAGAAAGATATTGCCATTATGAAGTTTCGTTTCTTTTTTTGTTTCTGGCTTTTCTGGTTCTCCTCCTCCTCTTCCTTCTGGTTCTCCTCCTCCTCTTCCTTCTGGTTCTCCTCCTCCTCTTCCTTCTGGTTCTCCTCCTCCTCTTCCTTCTGGTTCTCCTACTCCTTTTGGTTCTCCTCCTACTCCTCCTACTTCTGGTTCATCTGCTCCTCCTCCTTCTTTTATCTTTTTTAAACCACTTGAAGTATTTGCTACAACACTATCATCCATCTTATTATTTTAGTAACCAAAATAATAATATAAACTCAAGTTTGTAATGATGGAACATAATAGGTACTCCGTTTATCATCTAAAACGACTTTTTCTACTTTATTCCCCTTCTTATCATATTTTTCACAATAAACTTGAAAAGTGAAATGATATTGTCCTTTTTTATCATCCACATCTGCAAAGTTTTTGACACTCACTCCTCCTTGATTATAACTAGAAACTATTTTGAGTCTAATAGATTGGTACAAATTATAAAATTGTTCTTCTGACAAATCTTCAACTTTCAAAAAAGGAGATAATCGAGCATGATACAAAGATTCTGATTTTAAATAATTACCGATTCCGCTAATAATTTTTTGACACATCAGAACTTTAACAATATTCCAATGTTTATATTTTAATAACCTCTCTTTGAATAATTTGTAATTCATCTTAGGGTCATTTAACATATCAGGTCCAAGTTCTTTTAGTTTCTTTTCTAAATCTTGTTTAGTTGTCAAGAATTTGATAGTACCAAAATGCCTTTGGTCAACAAAATATATTTTATCTACTTCTTCGCTCTCTGGAGATGATGAGTATTCGAAAAAGAAACAAGTATGTTTTTCTTTTCTCCTTTTCCATACTCCAGACATACCAAGAGTATTAACCATATAAAATTTATCTTTATTTGAGGAAAAGGTAAAATAAATTAACTTTCCTTTATTTTCTACTTTTTCTACCAGAAGAGGCAAGGAGTCACCAAAAAGAACAGAATTATCAGGTGATTTATTTCGATACCTTCCATTATCTGTTACCCCAAAATTAATAATATACTTTCCTTGAAGGATTTGATTGAGACCTTCTGCCACGATAGTTACTTCGGGTCCTTCCGGCATGTTTTAATTATTATTAAATATGATAATAATTATTTCACTTGTGATTTTAATATATTATATATATTAAAATGAAGATAATTTATATTTTTTTATTTTTAATTATAATAAGTTTTGTTATACTAAGTTTTTCTCCGATAGAACCTTTTAAAAAGTTGAATAGAAAAGATAAATATAATTTCTACAAAAAAGAACATGAATTTAAATTAAAAGGTAAATATCCGATATTAAAGAAAGAAATAGCACAAGAAATGATAATATTATTAGAAAAAATAATTAATATTTTTGAAGAGAATGATATAACCTATTGGTTGACAACAGGTAATTTATTAGGAGCTATTAGACACAAAGGTTTGATACCATGGGATGATGATATAGATTTGAATGTACCTATTGATAAAATAGATTTAATGAAAGAAATACTTTTAAAACACAACATTAAATTCAATAGTTCTAATGGAGGTTATAAAATTACTGATAAAAAATATTATCCATTTATAGATATAATAGTAGTTGAAAAAAAAGATAATAAATTTTTATTATGTTATCCTTTAGGAGAAAATAAAAAACCTACATACGAAACAAGTAAAAAATGGCCACAAGAATGTTTTGATGTAAATGATGTATTTCCATTGAAGAAAATACCGTTCGAACATTTTACTGTCAATGTACCAAAAAATTATAATAAACTAATTAAAAATTTATACGGTGAAAAGTTTTTAGAAGAAGGTGTTTATAAAAATTTTATCATTATCAATAACCATAAATTTGGCAATATATTATATTTGTTAAATTTAACAAAAGGTTAATATTCTTTCATAGAAAATAATTTGGAAATTCTAAAATTAGTTTCTATATAATCTTTATCTAATCTGTAATATAGAATTTTTGATAGAAAAATCTCGTCTGAACCAAATGTACTTCTATGAAAATAATTAATTATTTCTTCTTCTTTAAGTGGAATTTTATATTCTTTTTTCTTGTAAATGTTTTTTGCCTGTATATGATTAAATGGCCATGGAAAAACAGATTTATATTTTATTTTTTTATCAGAATTTGTAAAAAAATTATTTACTACGCGATAATTATTTGACTTGTCAAAATTATCATCTATATCTTTAATTATTACATTTTTGTCTTCACAAAGAGGTAAAAATCTCCAAAAGGCACCCGCTGAATTTCCAGGTACTACTAAATTATCGTGAACTATATAAATTTGAATATTCTTTTTTTCTAATTCTTTTACTAATTTTTGGTCAACTTTATCATGTAGATATATTCTTATTACCCAATCAGGTAAAAATTTATTAACATACTGAATATTCTCGTCTAAATACTTATAATATTTTGGATTATTTCCATATAAACTATAACTTATAATATTATCAGAATCTATATGTGTATTTATTTTCTTTACAATTTCAAAAGGTTCCTCTGGTGGTAATTTTTTAATCTTATCCCAAAATCCTTCTTCAAAAAATACTCTATATCTAAAATTTTCTGGGTCTCTTTTTTTGTTCATCATAACATAAAACGGGTCGTATCTGACATAAATAATGTAAGAAAATACAATTGATAAGAGAACTAAAAATATAATTTTATACATTTTATATATAAGAATTTAATATTTGAATAGAATTATAATAAAGATTTCTTTCATAAATAGTACTAGTTAATTCAAAATTGTCTAAAAGAAATAAAGATTTTTTTATCTCGTATACATTTAATTTGTCAAATATTTCATGATCTATTAAATTAGATTTATCTTTTAATAATATTTCGCCGTCTTTATAGAAATTATTAATAATTTTTGACATTCCGTTTTTATTTATTATATAACAGACGGCAGAGAAAGTTTTATTCCTTTTAACAATTTTTTGTTCTTTATTATATCTTATGTCTGTATTAAAAAATTTAAAAAAATTAATGTACCTTGCTTTACCCGAAACTAATTTAAATATTTCCCAATCATCAGGTAATTCATTCATCAATTCTTTTAATTCTTTATCCCAGTATGGCATTAAAGTGAATTTAGTGTCATCTTCTAGAATAATAGCCAACTCATCTCCATTATCATAAGCTCTTTTTATTGCTTTAATATGACTACAAGTAGTAGCTATTTCTCTGACACTAGAATTTTTGTCATTTGGAGCTTTAAATTT